CGCACCTCCTAAAGACCTGATCATTCGCCGGATTTGAGATCCGAGGACCCTGACACTGATTGTCTGTAGAAACGCCACCATGTGGCAATTGGATACACAAGAATAAATTCTTATCATAAATGAATATGGTATCCTAATGTACAATAGACAGTAATATATAGTATTTAAAATAAATTAAAGATTGTTATGTGTAAACTTTACGATAGGTACTAGGTTAACTTTAAAAGAACCCCTCCCCCACAATGTCATCGTAACTTAATGTAAAACTATTATCTATTTCCCATTGTAAACTAGTATGATTTGTATATATCTTTGACGGCATGTTAAAAGGCCAAAGAAACCATAGTGTTTCCAAAAGAGCTATCCACATAGTGACGATACAATCGTTGCCATGTAAGTTATTAGACTAATATATTATGCTTGTTCTACTTCTTTTGTTCCGGAAAGACTTCTTCTATGATTACAGTCGTCTTGCGTTCTTCGTGTCGCTTCACCGTTAGCTTCAACTCCTCCAGTTGAGACATAATGTCTTTGACTGAGGGAATACGAGAGACTAACCCTGTAATACCGCTAGAAACTTGTGAAACTAAAACGTCACAATTTCCAGCGGCAAGGTTGGTAAGACCCGTAACAGTTGCAGTATTATTTGCACCTGTACCCGGAGTCGCTACTGACCAAACAGAGACATAGTTTGTCGTGTTGGTACTAACCGTTGCGACGGAGGAAACACTATTATCTTCTAAAATAGATAACTTAGTGATTGCACTCCCAACGGAGAGCGTTGGAACGACTGTGACTGAACCAGTCCAAGTCATTGAAACTAGGAAGACCCCTACGAGGGGCAGAACAAAAGTATTTCCCGTTAATGGCGAAGGTAGTATCCCTAATGTAGAACCGGATCTCAATAAGAGACCACCGGTCCCAAAGAAAGCACTACCTGCGGCGGCTGCTGATGCAGCAGGAAACTCCACACAATGGGCGAAAAGCAAGTTCGCACCCAAAGGTGTTGGTAATTTAGGTTTAAGTAACGTTATATCATATGAGACCCACAATTCTCCAATTACCGCAGTGGCTTGCATGCCAGCTGTTGCAATCTGAAAATTACCGAGATCATAGAATCTTTCGTCAAAATTGGCAGGAATGGCACCCACACGAACATACATGTTCGCGAGGGCGTTCGTCCTAGGATCACATTCAATAAAATGAATTTGACTCTCAGACGGAACTGCAGAATTACTATATTCATAGGCTTCCATTTGCTGTTTTGAAGCAAAGTTAATCTCTGAAGTATCATAATTCGTACTCATGATCACCACTCCTAGAGCGGTGTTCGTAGAGTTCAGTGCCGTTGCCGAAGTTGATTTAAATTCAAATATAAGTCCATTAAACCTATACTGCTCAAAATTAGCAGCAACCAACGAGAGAAAAGGAAACGTAGAAACTAAACCAGGATTAATTTCAAAGCTTTGTAAAGTAAAACTTACAGAACCAGAAATATCTTGGAGAAATTCCTTATGTTTGATTCTCACCGGAGTATTAGGGACAAATTGCGGAACCTGACCCCCCATTAATGAATTGCTGCGTACTTTATACGCACCCATTCCAGTAATAGTAGCCAGGCCTCTGCCAATGAGCCCTCCCGCCGTAGCCCCAATTGGGCCAAACATCCCCCCGGCAGCAGTGCCGAGTGTCTGAAAGGACCCCTTCGGGATCATACTCTTGATTCTTTGAACCAAGGTCTTATTCGAGTTGTCTTTACTCTTCTTCTTGCCTTTGTTTTTGTTTTTATTTCGTTTGGGGCCAGGTCCTGGGTTAGGCTCAACACCTTCGGTGGTGAGATCTCTAATCCAACCAGATCTGTGAAACTTTCGAAGGACGCCGAGACACGTTAAGGAATATTCCTTATCGCACTCGTCATCAGAAAGTATCCGCAAATGATTAATTACATTACAAAAGGCACAAGAGCACGAGATGAGTTGTTTCTTATCACGTACTAGCTCAAGAGAGTCATAGACACTCAAACCGCATGCAAAGCAATTGCATGATTTTGCTTCACTTACCAGATCCTCTAGCTTGAGGTATGGCAAGTTTAATTCATTTTGTTCATTTTCCATGATGTATTGGATGCCGGTCATGGCCGGGACTGTACATCCTTAGATTATCAGCTAAGTGGGTTCGTGACCTTACGAACACGGCACCCCCATTATGGGAGTAACTGCCGCTCGTTTAGGTTACAAACAAATCATGGTTATACCTATATCTTTATATAGGCATAATTATGATATAAACTTAGCTAACCCTCTCCGTGCAGTCTCTCGACGTTCTGTTTAGTACGGAAGTTTTAATCTTCCGACTGAACAAATATCGAAAGCACCGTTTTGGGAGGTTAATCTAGGACCCAATTCGTTTCATGTTCAAGTTCAGGCTCAACGTCATCAATCGGCCCCACAAAGGGAGTTTGAGATGTATTCTGAGCAAGCTTTCGTTTAGAAAGCTCAACATAAAACGGGAAAGAACGGATATTATACTTAAATTTTATAAGAATTTCCGATTCTTTACTTAAATGAACAATTGGAGGTAAGTTGAGAGGTGGGCAAGCGGGCGAACCAGAACTAATCATTCTGGCATTCCAATACTTATCAAGAGTATCGTGAGACATTGGTTTCAATTTCCAATTTAACTCAAAATGATTCGCATACCGCTCGTTTGAAGAATTTATTTGATCTGCTGACGCTCTGCTAATATATGCTAAGCGCTCAAGCCAAGGATCAGAATCTTCAACTTGATACTTTTCGGGTACATTTGTACTCAAATCGTATCTCCACTTTAATACGCTCCCTACAAAGTCGGCCGTGCTGAATCCTATTTCATATTTCTTATAAAGAGATATCCTAGGATCTGCAACGAATTGAGAAGCTATTCTACGCTGCTGTCGCGTGACCTTAAAGTCAGGCGGGGCGTGTTTTCGGTCTATACCGAAACCACCAAGATGTAAAGGGACATACCAATTCGGTCGAATTGGCCCCCAATTCCAATCATTACCCCAGCGCGAGAATGCATGAGGGATAACGCACCGTGTCCAAGGACACAAATCCATCATCCGACTCAATTCACTACCAACTTGTTCAGGTGTAGCTAGGGATTCCCCTAACTTGACAGACGAACCGTGAGTAAGTTTTAAGTTCAAATAGCCATATTTCTTCATTTTCCCATTAGGAAGACGACGAAATACTTGCGAATTGATCATACAACAATCACGTGAAAGATAATTCTTTCCCTGGCTTGGTTTAAACCCAACCAACTTCGTAAGCTCATTAAAGATATCATAAAGAGCTTTGTCACACTTGAACAGCATATCATCACCATTAACAATTGTATTTCGATTGATCGCAACTACTACTTTCCGACGGTACTCCCTTTCAAGGGGAGGACTAGTACGGAGGTACCTAGCACAAACAATTTTGCGAACGGCAAGATTCGTAATACATAATAAAACGAAACTAAGCGGCCCACCCATAAGTTGAGATTCTTCCATTTTAACTGGCCAATCAACTAAATCCGAAATATCTATATCCTCATTGTAATAGGATGCCCAACCGTGAATTAAAGACGCTCTAGCCAAATCAAAATTTGGCAGCGTTGGGTCTAAGCCCGAGAAAGCAGCTAAAGACGCATCCTTAAACAGGAGGTCAGTTGCAGACTCATAATCCACGGAACAAAAGAAAGGTAAAAACGAACATTCGTCTTCCATCTTTTGTACCTTTTCCGTCAAATCCTGAAATCTCATAGTTGATTCAGGACGCCGTTTCCAGGCGCTCAACATTGCGCCCTGGATAGGCTGAAGTACTGAGTAAAGATTACCATCACCTTTTGTGATTATTCTAAATTTACTTGGTTCAGGAATCGTAACTACATTAACATTAAAAATGTGGTCACTACGGGCACCTGTAATCGAGTGGGAATATCCCATCTCATCAACGACTAGGTTAGGTAATACATTACCTGTAACATAATCGCATTGATGCTCATCAT